GAAGCTAAAGAGTGGGGGATAAAAAAGGTGAAAGTGTTTGTATTAGAAGATTAATTGAGGGGGGAGGTAAAAATGTATGAAATTTTTAGTTACTTTAGATTTAAGAAACGAAGATAATTATAAAGAAATAGCTAATTTTGAAGTTGAGGGAGATTATCAAAAGAAATTAATTGATTTATTTGAAAAACAAGAACGTATTGAGATTTGTTTAAACGGTATATCAATGGGGAAATATAGAATTATAGCTTATACAGCAAAAATAGAGGGAATGTAGTTATGGAAGTAAATAAGATAATATGTGGTGACTGTTTAGAGGTGATGCCAAACATTCCTGATAAGTCTATTGATATGATATTGTGCGATTTACCTTATGGAACGACAGCTTGTAAATGGGATGTGATTATTCCTTTTGAGTCATTATGGAAAGAATACAAGAGGATAATAAAAGATAATGGGGCGATAGTTTTATTTGGCAGTCAACCATTTACAAGTATGCTGGTAATGAGTAATTTGAAGATGTTTAAATATGAATGGATATGGGAAAAAGGGAAGGCTACCAATTTTTTATTGGCAAAAAAACAGCCGCTAAAAATTCATGAAAGCATTTTAATATTTAATACAAATATATATTTTTATCAGCAACAACCTTTAACAAATTCAGGTATAAACAGAAATAATAGAAATAAAAATGCAATATTTAAAAATAAAAATAGTGTTTATGGGAATGTAACAAATCTAAGGGTTATAAAATATAAAGGGAAAATAGAAGGATATCCCAAAAGTATTATTAAATTTAATTCTGAAGCAAATAATCAATATATTAAACAAGTATTCCATCCTACCCAAAAACCCGTTGCATTATTTGAATATTTAATTGAAACATATACCAACAAAGGCGATTTAGTTTTAGATAATTGTGCAGGGTCAGGAACTACGGGAGTAGCGTGCAAGAATTTAGGTAGGAATTATATCTTAATAGAGAAAGAAGAAAAATATGTAGAGATAGCCAGAAACAGAATTAAGGCTATCCCAGAATTATTGTTTTGAGGAGATAAAAGAAATGAATGTAAAAAAATATATTGAATTTTTAAAAAGCATGAAAATTCATACAGGTAAAAATGCTCATTTAAGCAAAACAGCCAAAAAATATAATGAAATATACAATAAAAATATAGACGAAGGCATTAAACGTTTAAAAATTAGGAAAAATAATTCCCAAAAAATTTGACAATCAAAAATAGATGGTTTATTATTATATTTGGAGGCATATATATAGAAAAAGGCGGTGGTCACTATTCCAATACAAATAAGCATTCCAGCACCGATATCAAACATTATCGATAGCGTCAAAGCGATGGCCAACGGCAGTCTAACCAAAAATAAAATACAATACCTGCCTAACTGGTATTATAACAGAGAATTTATTGACCCCAAAGACTTTACCTATGGCGAATTATTGCGTGCTTATAAAAGCTGGATATACGTTTGCAGTAGTAAAAATGCCGCAACAACAGCCAGTTTTGCCCTCAAACTTTACGTAGCCAAAACCTCCAGAGCCTCCAAGCTATTAGTCAAGACCAAAAAATTAACTCCCGAAACAAAAAAATTCCTCTACTCTAAAGAGATGGGTCACCTTGATAAATACTTATCTAAAGCAGTTGAAGTCGAGGAAGTATTAGAACACCCCTTCCTTGACCTGATGAAAAATGTCAACCCCTTCATGAATGAATTTGAGCTAAAAGAGATGACTGACCTGCATGAAGAATTAACCGGTAATAACTACTGGTATATTGTGTCTAACGGGGCTGGTATTCCTGCCGAAGTCTGGATAGTCCCGCCGGATAAGATGAAAATAATACCATCAAAAGAAGATTTTATCAAAGGATATGTATATAAGGTGGGCAATCAGGAGATATATTTTGAGCGGGACGAGATTATTCATTTTAAGTTTCCCTCACCGACATCAGTCTATTATGGGTGCAGTCCGTTCAGCGCCATCATCCATGCTTACAATATAAACGAGAACATGAACCGCTATGAGACCGCCTTGTTTAAAAATATGGCAAGGCCTGACGGAGTATTGCAGACCGAGCAGAGCCTCAATGAAAACGAATTTAAGAGAATTAAAAAGGGTTGGAATCAGCAGTATGGTGGTGTAGATAAGACCGGCAAGACTGCAATATTAGAAAAGGGCTTAAAATATGAGCCAATCAGCTTTTCACCACGAGAGCTTTCCTTCCTTGCCGGGCGTAAATTAACTAAAGAGGAAATATTTAATGCCTTTGGGCTACCACTGGGGTTATATGACAAGGAAAGCAACAGGGCAAATTCAGAGCAGGCCTCATATACTTATATGCGGGACACTATAAGTCCACGGCATAGACGGCAGGAGCAGAAGATCAACGAGCAGTTACTGCCCAGATATGGAAATGGAGATAAACTATTTTGTGCTTATGAAAATTGTATACCAGAGGATAAAGAATTTAAGCATAAGGCAAGAATTGAAAGTGTAGACAAAATTATTACCAGAAATGAAGCGAGGCGTGAAGAAGGTAAAGAGGATATAGAGGGCGGAGACCAATTATATGTTGATAATCGTTTAATACCATTGGGAACATCACCGGAGGCAGAGGGTGAAAAGGAATTAGAAGAAGCGAGTAAAATTATTGCTGAAAAAGTGAAGGAGAAGTTGAATGTTCATTAGTGTTGAATGTGTAGAGTGTGGGGAGACTTATCAAAGGACTATACTCAATACAAATGGTTGTCCGAATTGTGGGAGCAAAGAGGAGAGTATATTTTATTCTAATAACTATAATTCCGGCGATTATATTACCCTTAATGAAACTGAAGAGGATAAACTTTCATACAAAAAATATATTGAAAGGGAAAATTATCTTCACTTTGGCAAACCTTCAATATTGGCGAGATTGATAAAAAGGGTGAAGGAAAAGTTAAGCATTTAGGAAAGTGAAGTCGTTTGTATTGGAGGATTAATTAAGGAAAGAGATAACTAATGAAGTGTCCAGTATGTTTAAAAAAGGGAATGAAAAGCTATGTCTATGAAGGCATGACACAAACTACCCTCTTAAAGGAGAATAATGAAAACTATAATATTTTTATATAATTCTATGGTAGATTCTTTAATAGATAAAAATCCAATAAAGTCGCATTACAATTTATATATTCCTATATTTAATAAACCTATAATGAAATGTTTAATTGAAGATGGTTTTGAATACGAAGTTAAAAATGACATAGCTAAATTTAAAATAAATAAGTTGATGATATAAGGAATAGCATGCTTAAACTAAGTGAAAAGGCAATAGATGATATTGTTGATAATATAGTGGACTTTATCAAAAGTCAGGGGCAAACATTGCACAAAGCTCCCACGGTGGATGGGGGGAGCAATGAAAATGAATATTTAAAGGAATTGTGGTATAATTATATCAAGCGTGTTGATCCGCATGAAAAGAAGTATATTGAGATTATTAAAAGTTTATTAACAAGACAGGCACGAGAGGTCTTTGATAATATAAAAAAATATCCTGATAGCCCTAAAAAGTGGATGTTTAACAAAAAGAAATGGCTGGGCTTGTTTGCCGATGCAGAGGCAAGATTCATTGTCAAGTTAATCAAACAGGAAGGGCAAAAGGCTATTGATTTGGCTTTAAGGATGTCAAGAAAATCTTATTATAAGGCAGAGGATACACCAATAAGTATTGCTTTCGATGTCTACAATCCCGAAGTAACCCAGCGATTATTGGATCAGACCCGGCGATTTCCTGCGGGGGTAGTCGGAACATCAGAGGAAATAATCAGGCGTGAAATAGCCAACGGTTTAGAACTGGGTGAAAGCATTGATAAGCTACGAAAAAGAGTTGAGGCAAGGCTCGGTGAATCCTATATAAAAAATAGAGCAGAAAATATAGCAAGGTCAGAAACAATATATGCCAGTAATGCGGGGGCAGAGCTGGGATATATGCAATCAGGGGTTGTGGAAGGGAAAAAGTGGCTCACGGCAGTTGACGAACGCACGTGTGAGCATTGTATAGCAATGAATGGCAGGACAGCACCGTTGGGCGAAACATTTGATATTAAAGACATTGAATTGAACTTTGATTATAGTAAAGGTGAAATGCCACACCCGCCATTGCATAGTCGCTGCCGTTGTACGATTGTGCCGATAGTAAAGACGGTTGAAAAGTTTAAGCCTGCAAAGTCAATAAAGGAAGCGGAGAAATATGCAACAAAATTTTCAAGGTCTGTAAGTTATAAGGGATTAGATTTAAAAACAGTAAATTTGATTAATCAAAATCTTGATGAGATATTTGAAAAATACAATCTTAAACCAATATGGGGAATCGAAACAAGGATGATGAGAAATCCTGCTAGAGCAAATTATGCTAAACAGAGGTTAATCTTATCAACTAAGTTAAAAGATAAAAATATGATAGCTGGAGTAGACAATTATTTAAGAAATGGATATGTTGCGGGAGGTAAAGCAAAAAATATTAAAGGAACTTTTCAGCGCATAATTGACCATGAAATAGCACATTTACAATTCAATGAATCTACTAAACCTATTATATTAGTAAACAATATGAAAAAAGTCAAAAGGGCTTATATAACAGCACTTAATAAAGCACTTGATTCTGGTAATATGAATTTATATAATAAATTATATATTTCTGAATATGCAAAGACTAATATAAATGAATTTGCCGCAGAAGCATTCAATGATTATCGATTCAGTAAAACACCGTCAATATATTCTAAACAAGCTTACGAGCTTATAATGGAGGCTATTAAAAAATGACAATAATATTATCTCAATGCTTTAAATGTAAGCATTATAATAGATATGATAATGATAAACATAGTTGCAAGGCGTTTCCAAAAGGAATACCTAAAAAAGTATTTGAGAATATAATAAAGCATGACCATAAAATAACAGGTCAAGCAGGCGATTATATATTTGAGGAGAAGAAATAAAAAGGGAGCTATATGAAAGAAATTCGCTGTCAAAATCCAGCCTGCAACCACTGTCTATCGAAGGGTATAGAAGTCGGGGCAGGTATGTACTATATAACGCCATCCAAGCCATTAAGACTGTATCGAGAGGTAATAAAATGTCCTAAATGCGGTAAATATAACGAGGTGATAATCGAGATGGGGGTGCGTGCAAAGGTTAATATAATCAACGAGGACAGCGGGGTTAAAGTTAACTCGTATATAATTAAAAAGAGTGATTTGTATTCGGCATAGATAATAGGAGGCAAATAATGGAAGTTAAAATTGGCAATAAAATATATGATAGCAAAAAAGAACCTATCAGATTATATTTATCTGAACTTGAAAAAAAGCATATATCCAAAATGCCTAAGGGTGCGCAAATATATGATCGTTACCCTAAAAGTTATATGCCAGAACATATAAATTCTTGGATGAAAATAGAATAAAATAGCAGCTTTTGCTCTGTGACTGAATAACGCTCACTTAGGCGTAAGGTGCTTACTTGAGGGGTTGTGAGCAAACGCTTGTATGACCTCAAGCATAGGCAATTCCCTCGTAACCTTAATACATATTGAATAGTCTTGGGGATTTGGAAGTATGCAATAATCTTCCCAGAGCAATTTAAAAAATATTATGGAGGTAAAAAATATGGTTAGTGCAGGCATCGAAATTGTTTTTGCAAAAGATAGAAAAAACGAAAATTTAAATACAGAGAGGTATCGAGTAGAAAGCAAACTATATAATAATGTGAAGGATTTGCTAAAAAATGAAATAGATAATATTGCAAAAAAATATAATTTTGCTAATATAATATCTGTAAAAATCACAGGATAAAAATAATTAATTTAAAAATTAAATATAATATTCCCTATAAAGTCAACATCGGATATTAAATATTAAGGGAATGAGAGCTCTATAAGAGCCAGATGAGAAGCTTAAATATGCTTCTTTAATGGCTCTTTTTTTATTTTATAAGTTAAATAAATAATCAGAAAGCGAGGTGATAATTTTGGAAATATTTACGGAAAGACTGAAATTAAAAGATGTACTTCCGGAAAAAGCAAAAGACATAGCCAGGCAGTATAATTAAAAGATGTACTTCCGGAAAAAGCAAAAGACATAGCCAGGCAGTATAAGCTCAAGGAAGATGATTTAGAGTTTATACGAAAGAAAACACCTCTAAAAGTTGAAGACCTGAAAATTGAAGATGACGAAAGGGCAGCAATTAGATATGTCAATACAGCAGATTTAGACAGGGATAATGAGATAGTCTTGCCCAGCGGTGGACAGGTCAATGATTTTAAGAAAAGTCCGACCGTTCTTTATGCCCATGATTATCGTAGTTTACCAATAGGTAAAGATATTTGGATTAAACTTATTAAAGGCAAGGGGTGGCTGGCCAAAACAGTATATGCTAAACATCAGCTGGCAACCGATGTATATAATTTAGTTAAGGAAAAGTTTTTAAATACTTCTTCGATTGGTTTTATTCCTTTAGAGTCGGTAAGCCCTGATAAGAAGGGATGGGATAAGACAAGGGATAAAGTAATAGCTGAATATGGTATCCCTGAAAAAATAATTGATAATGCTAAAAGAATATATACTAAGTGGATACTTTTAGAGCACAGCGATGTGCCTATACCATCAAATATTAATGCCCTTAATATTGCAGTAGGCAAAGGGCTGGAAATTAAATCACAGGAATTAATAGATGATTTGGAGCTTGAAATAACAGACGAGCCAGATGAGGTTGAATTAACCGATGAAGGCAAGAAAAGGCTTGAATGGGAAATGGTTGAAACAGGTGGAGGAATCAATATTAGAGCATTGCCTACTTTAGAAGAAGTTTTCGAGGAAGCAGAAAAAGATACTGTCACCAAGCCAGAAGAGACCGATAATTATATCCGTATTCCTGTCAGGGACTGCAAGGTAACAGCAACTATAACTATATCTGCGAATGAGGGCATTAAAGCCTTATATTGCGGTAAGATTAAAAAGATACGGACTTATTTATTTGATAAAAGACCTCCTCATAATTGGACAATGGCACGTGCTCAAGCATGGGTAAAACGAAATGGCAAGGCGTATGACGATATTTTTGGAGTTGAGATAGAAGAAAAGGGTGTTATACCGTTTAAAGCTACCCCTAAAGCCCCGGAAGGTGAGGCTTGGAACGCAGGAGCAGAAGTCAAAAAGGCAAGCGGTAATGCCAATAAATTAAGAACTATGCATACTTGGGTTGATAGTGGAGCAGATAACTTTGATGCCGACGAAAGGCAATGGTATAAATTACCGCACCATAAAGGTGACGGAAATCAAGCGGTAGTTTGGAGAGGTGTAGCAGCAGCAATGGCAGCAATTCTCGGAGCAAGGAACGGAGTTTCCTTACCTGCGGGCGATAGAAGGGGCTGTTATAACCATTTAGCTAAACATTATAAGCAGTTTGATAAGGAAGTGCCTGCGTTTAAAGAATACAGTCAAGAAGAATTAGACGAATACTTTCCGGAAGAAAAAGAAGAGCCGAATAAG